AAAACGAAGCTTACCTAGATCGATAATTTGTGCCACTTAGAGTACCTCCACCAGAAGACGACTTGTATCGGAATTATTCCATGAAAACTGCAGGGTGTTCTTTGTAAACAGCCATTGTGAGTAGTCGTTGTCTCTCTCCGAGTAAACGACTCTGTTACCATTTGCGTCAAAGGCTGCATCTGGCAGACTTATGGGAGATGGATCAGTCGGGTCTATTTTCTCTATGCGAAGCTTTCCGGTAGCCCAGTCCATTCTGAAGCCGTAAAAAACAGAGTCTGCGACATCCTCTAGGTTGAAGAAGTCTTTAGGTGCCGGAATAGAGACAACAGCGTCATTCGGGCTGCCACCTTGTCTGTGGGAGTAGAGCATATCAGACCACGCCTTCTGTTGAGGTTACTACTACACTTATGCTGGACGCCACGGGGCTTTTTAGCACAAGCTGCTCTGTGACTTCTACGATAGTACCAAGCTTTACGGGGTTCAGTGTCTCTCCACCGGCAACTCTTGCCTCATTAAACACATAAAATCCGTCTGTCTCAAAGTTGGTGCTGTTCCGCGGGACTATTTTTGCGGACACCGGCAGTGCTCCACCTGTTAGGTTGGTGAGCGCTATGCCGTCTATTTTGGTACGCACTGGTG